ATTTCCAAATTATAAACCATTATCCAAAGCACAATATACACTGGAATTGTTACTGAAAACAAAACCTAATATTATCATAAAATTTTGGAAATTGTTTAGTCTTAAATACGAATCAAATATTGAAAGCAATGGGTTAAATTTCTTCATAAAGCATGATTTCAAAGAAGATGTAAAACTATTTAATGCAGAATATATATTAGAATATGTCAAAGAAATGGGGGTACTTATTGATCAAATGAGTGATGAAAATAAAGAAAAGATGCTAGCATATATTCATAATTTAAGTAAAATTAGTAAAATGTATAAACAATAAGCATTTTTAATTGGGAAAAAATTGAATTCAATTATAATGTTACAACATTTGGTAACAAATTTCAAATATGGGTATTTATAAACTTCAAACATTTATAAAAAATACTTGCAATAATTCGATCAAACTAGAACAATTACAATCATTGTCTGGAAAACGGGTAGCTGTTGATGCAACTTCGTTGATGTATAAATATAAGAAAGAGAATGATTTACTCTATAAAATATTTATGTTTTGTACAATATTTCGAAACTTAAATATACACATATGTATGATATTTGATGGAACCCCTCCTGTCGAAAAATTAGAAGCAATCAAACAACGAAAATTACAGAAACAACAAGCGTTTAAACAGATGAAAGATTTGCAAGAAAAAATACAAAAAAACATGGTATGCTTGGATGAAGATATTTACAAGTCATTGCAATATTATCAAAACCAATCAATGTATTTAACCAAAGAAGATATTTGTTCGGTAAAGCAATTGTTGTCGTTGTATGGAATTACGTGGATTGTTTCAAATGGTGAAGCCGATTTCGTATGTGGTTATCTGGCCAGGAATGGATTCGTAGACGCCGTGATCAGTGACGATACAGACATGTTTGTTTTAGGATGTCCAGTTGTAGTTAGGTTTGTGAGTCTTATTCAAAGTACTTGTGTTATTTACAATTTGAAAAAAATATTGTATACATTAGGATTATCATTTGAAGAGTTTCACTATCTATGTTCAATAAGTAAAAGCGATTACAATGTTGAGGTGCATACACCTACTTTTGAACAACATTATAGAAAGTTTAAAAAAGGAAACAAAGAAATTAGAAATTCACAGGAAATTCTTTATTCAAAAGAATTACAAAATGCAAAAGAACACATTCAGAAAAATCTGCATACAAATAGTATTAAAAATATGCAATTCGACGAAGACAGATTGCAATCGTTTCTGAAACAAAACCAGTTTTATGGATAATACACAAATCTAATATTATAAAAAAATATATTTTTTTTTCATACATGCACATCGAAAGAATTTGAAAATTCGGACAATCATAAATGTATCTGCTATTTTTATTTTGGCTCACCATTGTGAATGTCCATATGGACAAATTATATAATTTGTTTCTTGTATGAATGTTTCGATATCTATTTGATTTGTTCCTTTTGATTTGTCTCCATAAAAATTTTGACGCAACATCCAAGTATTTGGCATGTCTAATTTAAATTATTTAGTATTATTTCAATAATTTAAATGAGATCAATTTTAAAATTAAGTTTCCGTTCAGCCGGAATCGAACCAGCGACCTAGAGATATCAACATTATACATATTATATGTATATTTATACTACAGTCTCCCGCTCTACCAATTGAGCTATAAACGGATATGAGTATTCTATTTGCATCCTGTGGGGTTCGAACCCACGCTCACTTAGTGAAATGGGGCTTAAGTCCATCGCCTTAACCACTCGGCCAAAGATGCAAAAAATTATCGTGATATTATTTATTTATTTATTTATTTATTTATTTATTGAGTTGTTTCTTTCTTTTTAGGAAATAGAGATGTCATATGACTTTGAAGATTAAAATAAGTTAGTTCAGTTGTTGGTTCTAACTTAAGTAACTTGCGAAGCTTTTCGTCAGCAAGAATGATTCTGCCGTTTTGAGGGTTTTGAAGATTGTGTTCTCTAATGTATTGATTCAAGAACAAAGTTACTTCACGACGGGCCATTTCGCTTCCATATGGCTTGCCGACAAAATCAGCAAGCTCATTAGAAATAGCAGTTGGCTTTAAGAATCCACTTGGAGCACGATTAGACATCTTGCGTTTTTTCACTTCTTTAACAGCAGCTTTTTTTTCACGCTCTGTTTGAAGCTTGATGTTGCGAATCTTGGAAATAATAGAAGTGCATTGTGATCGAAGAACTGACACTTCCTTGATCAGATTATTGAACAAATCAGTGTTTGTAATTTCGTTGGTAGTTTCAGTCAATTCAACCGGGGTCGTTACAGGAGCCGTTTGTTCTGTAGGAGCAGTAGTCTTGGATGCAGCAGTTTTACTAGCAGTAGTCTTGGATGCAGCAGTTTTACTAGCAGTAGATTTTGATGCAACAGTTTTAGTTGTGGTAGTAGACTTGGATTGTTTCGTTGTACTCTTTGACTTAGACTTCGCAGTCATGATATGTAATTATAATTAATACATATGTTTAAGTAGTTTAGTATGTTAAATATTTAATATCGAACTGATTCATACAGCCACGGTAATGTATCAGCGCATTCTCTAGAAACTAAAGTTAAAGCAGTTAGTACATACAAACACCCCAACCCACGATATTCCTGATCCACACCATTCTGCAATAGTTTTTTTATCACAATAAAAAGTTTTTCTTTCATAGCATCATTTGTATAATGGCTCAAGGATTGTATTCGGATATCTCGGAAAGGATTACCGTTCGGAAAAACAATTTTTTTCTTCATTTCATGACTTATATGCAACCGATAAATCCATAAGTCGTATAATTCACGTATAAATCGAATCATTTGAACCGTTGTTAGGTCACAAAACCAACTTACTTCACACTGATATCCATGTTCATTTATTAAACAACACGCAGATGCTATATGATGCTCAAAATGAAAAGTATCATCACTTACATGATCTGTATTTATAATATATCCCAGAATACGTCCAAAACGCACATGTTGACACAGTTTTGTATATAAGGATATTGGAAAAAAATTTCTAGTATACGGATTCTTTATTTGATTGGGATTTTGTTTGAAAATAGAGAGAATCGATATTATATTAAATCCATACATATACTTGCCATTTTCACAATACACAAAACGCTGATGAAATGGAATTTCACTCAATGATTCGAATGTAAGGAAATCATCTCTATTGATAATGTCATTTATTTTTCCTTTACATGCAATATATTTTCTAACGATGTATCCTCTAAACAGTCTTTGAATAATACAACATGCATTTATTTTCTCAACATGTGTAATAATTCTGTCTACTATGGCCTTTTTGTTGCCAGATTGTTTTAATTTCTTTTGCTTACACAATTGACGCAATTCTGGTAATTTGTGTTTAGATATGAACGATTTCAAATCATATTTTCCACATGTATATATATTCTCCTTTAGCATATTGAATAATAATGTACTTTATTATGCATTAATATTTAAATATTAATGAATATTGTATTTTTTCATGATACATTCTGGAATAAGTTCATCTTTCAATGTTTCTAATTTTTTACTGCATTTGTTGATGGTCACTTCACTTATTTCACTAATGCGTTTTACATCTTGTTTTGTAATGTTTAATTTACATGATTGAGCCACAAAGTAAATTATTCCTGAAGCAACCGAATGTGGTGTATTTTCTGGTATGAAATTGTTTTTCTCTATTCTGTATGCAATAAATTGACATAATTTTGTAAGTTCGTGATTGATATTGAGTTTGCTACAATAACGATCAATAAACGAAATCGGCAATGTTCTACACATAGTAGTTTTTTGATCGTGTTCTAAGTTTCTCTCAATCTTGTGCAAAATAGTGGTTGCATTTTTACATCCTTTAGTTGCACTCGATTTGTTCAAGTGAAAAATCATAGCAATTTCTTTGGAAGTTCGTGGAAATTTGTTCATTTTACAAGAAAGATAAATTGACGCAGCTATAATACCATCTCGATTTAATGCTCTGAATGTTTTCTCTTGAGATATTTTGTTATGCAATCGAAGAGCATCTTGAATAATATATTGAGAAATACCAGCATTTGTAGCCATCATTTTAATTCTTTCAAACTGATCATATTTCGATTTTTCTTTGTATGGCATTGACTGCCATTCCGTATATCGTCTAATTTTTCTCATTTCGTATGAATTTTTACCTGTATTGGTTATTCTGCAACCAAATGACGATTCTCTCAATAATGGATTGATAGGCATACCACAACGAGTAGGATCAACACTTCCTTCACCGTTATAGAATCTCCACTCAGCACTTTGATCTAATAAATCACGATAAATTATTCCACATTTATCGGATGAACAAGTCATGAACCCATCTTCAGACAAACATAATTCAGAAGAACATTTTTCACAATATTCGTGTTTGTATTCTTCGTAAAAATCTAGTTTCTCCTGATTTTCTGTTATGTTCCAATTATCAACCTGATTCCATCTATTTTCTTTTTTGTTTT